CATCGAACTGAGGTATAGGTCACTACCGACGGTCGGATTGAATCCTTCGGGGATGCTGGTCAGCGAACTGAGGTATAGGTCACCACCGACGGTCGTATTGAATCCTTCGGGGATGCTGGTCAGCGAACTGAGGTATAGGTAACCACCGACGGTCGGATTGAATCCTTCGGGTATGCTGGTCAGCGAACAGAGGTCTAGGTAACCACCGACGGTCGGATTGAATCCTTCGGGGATACTGGTCAGCGAACTGAGGTCTAGGCTACCACAGACAGGCTGGCGACCGTAGAAGTGATCCTCTGTTATGTAGTTCCGTTTGCAGAACTGGCGTATATTTGGGTTCATGGTTAAAAGTCCTTGCGCGTTACGCGCACATACTTCCCATCGCGCACCGTCGTGATGCTCGCGGGAGGCGTCAGTGTTATTGCGGCTGCGAGTATTCCGTCCACGGTCACGCCTTTCAACTGCCCATCCCCGCCCCTTAGATAGAGTGTATCACCCATCATGCGGAACGGTGAATCCTTCCAGTTTGCCAGTTCTTTCAGCGATTTCTTGTAGGCATACAGGTTCGCCTCGGGACTGATGGACAAGAACTCGCTGGCCATCGGCATGCCAAGCTGGTCAAGGTAGTCGAGGCGCAAGGTCATCGGCTTGCCCTGCTTCTGGTGCGATCGCGCACGAATGCCAGAGCATGCCCAGGTGATCGGGGTGTCAGACATGACCGGGCTATCGTCAGCCACCTCGTTGTGCTTCAGGCTACGGGCGAAGGTCTGGCCACAGGTCGGGCAGAGGGTTGCGCTGGCTGGCAGGACGGTGTCACAGGTCGGGCATACCTTGGTCGGGGCTTGGCCCTTCTTGCCCTTGCGCTTGTCGGTGACGGACTCTTCGATGGTGTCAAGCGGTCCAAAATACTGCAAAGTGCCGGTGTAATCAAGGAAAACACAATCCTTCTTGCGCGGGTCTAGGCGCAGACCACGGCCAGCGATCTGCAACAGCAGACCCGATGAACGGGTCGGGCGCAGCAGAGCTATGCCGTCGATGCCCGTGTCATCGTATCCGGTAGTCAAGATATTTGCGTTAGCAAGGAAGCGGATATGACGGTCACGGAATCGCTGAAGCACACCCTTGCGCTGGCCATCGGGCATCGTCCCGTCCACTGTCTCGACACTCTGCCCGTTCTTTCGCAGCGCATCCGCGATCATAGCACTATGCTTCAGGCCGGTCGAGAACACAAGGATCTGCTGACGGTCGGCCGTCCTCGCCACCAGATCAAGCACGGCACGGTCAACTTTGCCTTGGTCAGACATGAAGGCTTCCAGTTCGTCGGGCTTGTAGTCCCCGCCGCGCATGGCTACACCTTCCACCTTGAAGTCCTTGTCACCTGTCTTGCCGATGATCGGCGTCAGGTAGCCCTCGGCTATGCCCTGCTTCATGCCGTAGCGATAGACGCATTCCTCAAACAGCTTGTCTGGCCCATAGGCTAGGCCGGTCTTCATGCGCCAGGGGGTGGCAGACAAACCGACCAGACGCATGTCGGGCGTCATCACGCGCAGTGCATCCAGCACTTTCCGATACTGTCCTTCCTCTGGGGCAATCATCTGCAACTCATCCACAATCATAATCCGTCGCGGCCCGATCATCTCAGGTCGCCGTCCTACGGTCTGGATCTGGCATATCTGAAACTTGCGCGGAGGATCCTTGCGGCCTAGGCTGGCGGCTTGGACTCCGATGTCCTCGGGCGGCATAAAGTTCTGTGCCGTTCGCAGAATCTGGCCAACCAGTTCTTGGACATGGGTGACGACACAGATCGAATGACCCTTTGCCACGAAGCGTTGCGCTAATGCTGACAGGGTGGCAGTTTTGCCCGTAGCCGTTGCCATATTCACGCACACGCTCATCTTCCCCGCGTTCAGCGATGACACGATAGCGTCAACCGCTTCCTGCTGGTACGGGCGAAGGACCATGTTCATTAGCTAACTCTCCTGTGTTTAAGTAACTCGTGCAGAGTTACTATTGAATCGGCATGTTACTTACCGATGAACCCCTCGCTGGTAAACCAGGAGGGGTGTCGGGTATCGGGCGGGATTTGAACCCGCGTCCATATGCAATTAAGGTAGCATTGCTCTACGTTGAGCTACCGATACATGAAAAGCGCCAGAGGGATCGTCCCTCATCTCTGCCTGTGAGGACAGATCCTAAAACTTCTGCCGGTTCTCAGGCCGGATTGGACGATGGCGCAAAAGAAATGGCTGTCTTCCCAGCCTGCCAGCACTTCGCCACGATAGACGCAGAGGTGCTTACGTTGGAGTTTAGGTAGGGGTGTCCTAACCCGTCGTGGCGAGAGCGGTCCATGTCCCACCGCCCCTAGCAGATCAGAAGGGAGCGTCCTCGGAGGCGTGCGGTGTGGTGTTCTGCGGTGCGCTCGGCTTGGGCGCGTTCTCTTCGCCAGGCTTGACCGTGCAGCGCAGGTCGTTGCGGATCTTGCCGTCCTTGCCCTTCTTGGCCGTGACATAGCCGTTAAACAGCTTGCCCACCCAATCGGACCACTCGTTGGGCTTGCCCAGGCGGATCATCAAGCCGCACAGGTCGTTCTTGCCGCTGGACGCCTTCTTGTCCGGGGTGAAATCCCCGTAGGACTTCTGGTTGCTGGACGCCTGGATGCAGTAAGAACCGAACAGCTTGCGCTTGGCGAACTTTCCCTCGGTCACGACATAGGTCACAGCGATCTCGACGCCAGGGACCAGGGTGGAATCAGCACCGCAGGCCATAGCGATGTCTTCAGGCTTGCGCTTGATGCCGTCCACATACTTCCGCATCTCACAGGATTCGACGACCAGCTGGTACACACCCTCGGGCAGCGGCGTATCATCGAAGGTGGCCTTGCCAGCCTCCGGGTTAGCGGCAAGGGTCTGGGTGAAGAAATCGGCGGCGTTGCTCACTTGGCAATCTCCTTGGTGGTGTTGGTGTAGGCAGTCCACAGGGCGGACCAGGTCATGTCGAGGGGTGATTGATTGATACCGTACCTATTCTTGGCGTCAATGCTCGGCTTCTGGCAGACATGCAGATGGAAGCTTCCGTCGCCCAGCGCACGGGTCTTGCCGTCGTCGTTGTCCTTGACAAAGACCTTGGGCGTCACGCAGCCGATGATGTCACACTTCTCGCGGCACACCGCGCCGACCGCCTTGGGCAGCTTGATTTCCCAACGGGGATATCCTTCGGTCAGGCTCGGGTCGTCCACTACCTTGACCTGGCTGTGCGCGGTCATCACAACGGTGATGCCCTTCTTCTGGACCAGCGTTTCAAGGTACTTGAAAATCGTGAACCACTCCTCAGACTCAGCGACTTCGCCTTTTCCGTATCCAAACGAACGGAGGTTGGGCTTGCCGTTCTCATCGCACACCTTCTTCTGGACCAACGGGACCAGATGGTCGAGGCTATCGATGCAGACTGCCTTGAAAGCGTGGTCGGTGGTGCCGAGTTCCTTAATCGTGTCGTAGAACATCTGCATCCCTGACAGGGCGAGGTGCGGGGCGTGCCGGTTTCCCAAGCCCTTCTCGGTCAACAGGAGCAGGCCGCCCGTGTCAATGCACAGCTGCGTCTTTCGCGATCCCGGCGGACCGTGAACGAGGATGATGGGTGGCGCGGCGGGTGCCGTAGTCTGGATGGTGGATAGGATACTCATATGGTTCCTTGGTGGTCCTTGTGTTTTAGTGGTGATTGGTGATATGATCAAGAGTCATGGTTGGGTTACTACGGAGGTGCGTCATACACACTCCTGCCTACGTCCTATCACATCCCGTTTCCGTATTAGGCCGCAATGCGAACATAACGCGCCCCTTCTTGCATTTAGCGGTCGCCCAGGTTGGGCATTCAAAGTCATAAAATGCGCAGGCCTTGCGGTCCTTATCGAAGCAACCGCATACGGCATTGATCGGATCGCATTCAACAACTTCATTGCGGGCAGGCCGCTTCTGTCGTTTCTTGGTGGTGATCATTTCTCCCCCAAGGAAGTCCCATCAAGTCGCTGGACTTGAGCGCCGTTTTGGTCATGCAGTGTGATTCCGCAGATGGCGCTTACGGCTGGGTCGTAGGTGCCGTCTACCTGATCCCGTAGCATAGGTGCTTGGCTCCATATTTCTAGTGCCAGAAGTCGGGCGTTTACATCGTTGATGGCCTGCACGATGTCAGTCTGGCTATGCAGGCCCAGGCTCAAGGGGTAGGTTATCACGCTTCCTCCGGTGAGCTAATTGCCAGGCGTGTTCCCAGGGGTAAGTATATCAAATGCTGCTGCCCTGTGTCGTCCGTCAGGACAATGCAGGTAAAGGGAATACTGGCGTTTGGGAAGTCCTGCGCCTGTACTTTGGGTATCTC